GCTTTATCTGTTTCATTTATTACTTTATTCCAAATATAAATATATAATATCTATTTAATAATAATTTTATTCAATTATATTTTGCTCATCCATCATACTCTTACCTTCCAATATCACCTTTGCTCCACCGGCTTTTAGAGTTTTTTTGATTGATTTGATGAAACTTTCATTGTTTCTACTTAATTTCTTCAATTCTTTATCACCAAAGGCATCTCTACCATACATATGGTCATCTTTACCCATACGATTTACATGACGAGGTCTACCTGCTGATTTTACTTCGTTTGGATTTTGTCCCAACTTTGTTTTTAAATCTTGTATAGTTTTTTCAACATCTAATGGTTCACCATTTGGGAACTCATCTTCCGGCTGGTCTTCGGTTGGTTGTTCTTCACCACCCATTTCAGGTTGTCCGCCCAACATTCCACCTTGCTCTTGCTGTCCTTCTGGCTTTCCAGTTGTTTCTAAATTATTTAATGTAAATAGATTTTTAGCATCTTTAATTAAACCTTCTTTCATATCTTCAACATCATCATCGCTGAAATTGAATACATTTTTATATACCCAATCCTTTGAGATAAGTTTCAAATCACCCATAGTTCTAGCTAAATCTACTTTGGATGCCCACAATTCAATTTTAGATTGCTCGTAGATTGTATATGGTATGGTCAATGATAACTCAAAATCAGTTAGTTGTTCATCCTCAATACCTTGTGAGTATAAGTGAATGATTGCTATCTTTTCTAATTCTGCCGTTACAATTCTTTGCACTCTTTCAATTGTTTTGGCAAATCTCATATCCATAGCTGCCAATGTAGCTTTTGAATTACCATCTTCCAAAAATCCCAAATGTTGCTTTGGTATTTTTAATGCCGCAAACATTTTATCCTTTAAGTAGTTGATGTCATCAATAGGAGCATATTCCAAACCATCCAAATTACTGATTTCAGTACCACTATCACTACCACGAACTGGCAAATAGAAGTCTTCCATCAAGTTTTGAATGTTATACTTTAAGTTATATTCACCAGTATCCGCGTTGATAATTGGTGCTTTCTTTGATTTGTTGATAATACGCTGAATATAGTTATCAATTTCGTTTGTAGGAATATTACCCACATCAATTTTGTAGATACGCTTTTGTGGTGCTCTTGTGATACGATGTATAATCATTGCATCTTCCATCAAAGTAATTTGCTTCCACAATCTTCTTGCACTTTCTAACATAGATTTACCATAAGGTAAAAAGTTAGTATCTGTCAACATACGAAAGTGAGCAATCTCATAGTTTTCGTATTCTGTTTTTTGCCCAGCAACATATAATGATTTAGTTGCTAATGGAGTGTGAACAAATTTAACTGCTTGCCAATTGTTTGGGTCAAATCCTTCAACACGAGTAATCTCATAAACTGAAAGTGGTTGGATACCTACAACACCCAACTCTTCTGCTATTTCAATATGTAAAAAGTGGTCACCATATTTAACCAAACTTCTTACCCAAGGGAATAAATTAAACTCAACATTTACAATATCGTAAAATAAGTTTTCTAATATGGATTTTATTTGTTCGTTGTTTGTTTTAACTTGTAATACTTTTCCGTATTCATTTTTAGATGTAGATTCTTCTGCGTAAATATCCAATGCAGCACCAATAATTGGGTCAGCATCCATTGCATCGTAATCTCTAAAAAGTTCTTGTCTGATTTGTTGGTAAGCAAGATAGTTCTCATAGGTATTATTCATAGCCGATGAGTGTAATCTCATATATCTATCACGCAGATTGGTAGCAATTGCTTGCGTTTCATCGTAATCAATTACCTTTAACTTATCTCCCTGCTTTCTTACGATTACTGATGTAGAGAATAGTTTATTTAACCTACCAAAAAATGATTTATCTGTTGCCATTTAGCGTTCCGTTTGTTTAATTATATAACCTTTATTATTTTACTCTTACCACTTTCTACAAGACCAATATCTTGCTTTGTGTCTTGGACCAGGTTGGTCACAATTATGTCTAGCTCTAAAAGACCTCCTTGCATCAGGATTAGATTTTCTTATTCTCATTGTTTTTTCACCTTTGGATGCTGCTGATGTACCACCATGCCCAAAGTTTACTTTAACAACATTACCCGCTGGATTTTTAACATATACTTTGAATTTTTTAACATCACCTCTCATTGGTTTTCCCAACTTTACTTCTCTACCTTGATATTGTGCTTCGTAAACACAACCACAATTAGCTTCTTTTAATTCATTGGTATATCCTTTTAGATATTTGATGAAATCTTGCATATCATCATCTTCAACATCCAACTCATCATAGTCATCATAATCTTCTACCTCATTTACAGGTACACAATTAGGGACCATTTTACCATTTTTCATTTTGCCACCAACTGCTTTATATCCAGTCCAACAATCTTCGCATAATGCGTTAGCTTCACCCTCGTTACAAGTCTTCCAACCACCACCTTTTGCTTTGTAGTTCTTTGCAGCCCAACCATTTGCGTATGCAGATGGGTAAACATCAAACTTTGATTTAGCTGCCGATTTAGATGCAGACCATTTGGCTGGGTCAGTTGGACAATTCTTTTCTAAAAAAAGATTTAATTTTTCGTAGATATTCATAGTTTCATTCTTTTTCTTTCCTTGGCAATGTGCTCTTTGAGAGAAACCTTTTGGATTGTTACAATCTATACTATTTTTGTATTTTTGGCTCCAATCTTCATTTTTTGGTTTTGTAGAAACATATATTGGTGTTTTTCCTTGCCCTTTACTATCCTTACCACCTCTATCTGCATCATTTTGTGCTGCCCTTTTTCTGCGAGTTGCACTTTCTTTTTCTTTTTTACTCATTCCGGCGGCTTTTGATGCTGGAACACATTTAGCGTATCCTTTCTTTTCACCAGAAGTACCACATGGTGGGTGTTTGCCATCAACTTTCTTGCCGATGTTTACCCACTTTTCCTTAAACCACTTGCGTAAATCTTCTTTTACTAAATTACGCAATTTAATATTACCATTCATATACAATATATAAATATAACAAAATTGAGTTTAACCTATCGTAGTAACCATCTTAAATCTTCAAATCCATCACCAACGCCGGTTTGCATCTTATATGGGTCATCTCCATATTGACCTGGTGTGTATAAACTATCATGCGATGTTTGTACAAATCCATCCAATGAACTTCTAGTTAGGTTGATACCTTCCTGTCTTAAACGCAAAGCAGTATCTCTAATCCACAATCCCATCCCCAATGCCATCACCAAGTCATCGTTATAACCTCTTGCTGCTTCTGCTCTACCGTTGTTCCAAATGAATGTAAAGAACTCATCTATCGTTCTCTTACTGTGAATAACAACACTCATATCTCTCATATAAGTGTCTATCTTTGATATTACCAACGGACGAGTTTTAGATGATATACTAAATCCTGGTACCATTTGTTTTTCATCTCTGTAAAACTTGTTAGTAAATTGAGTATCAATATCTACATATTTAATATCTCTATTAGACCAGAATAGATTTTTGTAGTTTCTATCCAAACATTGTTGAATTGTTGTCCAACCAATTGATGCATTATCAATTATTAGTAAAGCATCATTATATTCAGTTGCTAAATTGATTAGGAAATTACCAAAATCTTTTGGTTCAATCTTTCCCTTATATTCAGCAACTTGCTCACAACTTTCTGCTTCTATAACGTGAGCAGTAGAGTAGTCTTCCCCATCACCTCTTGCAACGTCAGCCGTAACTATATAACTCTTTGTATAATTTACATCTTCCCATACCCATAAGTTATTATCAAACCCACGTCTATACATTGGTTCTTTAACATATGCTTCGTTATATTTTGCTAATATTTCTGGTTGAACTACCGTTGCTCCGGAACTGATAAAGTCACAATCACATTCCTGCGCTGCTCCCTTTGGTCCCAATTGCTTTTCCTGCTCCTCTCTCCAACTTGCATCCCTTTCAGGGTGAACAGTCCAATGTAGTTTAATTGTATGAAATAAGTTTTCACCATTTTCTGCTTTTACCCAAGTTTTGTGAAACCAGTTACCCATACCATTTGGTGTAGATAATGCTATACAACTACCACCCGTTGATAGAGTAGATTGTGCCGATGTCCAAATCTCTTCAATGTAATCAATAAAAGCTGCCTCATCAAATACCAATAGTGATAGGGCTTCCGAACGTCCTGCGTCTGGTTTAGATGAAATTGCTTTGATTTGAGAACCATTCTTTAATCGTAGAGATAGTTTGTTATCTTCAACCTCCGCAACTCTCAACCATACAGGTAAGAATTGGTTCATTACCCTCACCTTCAATACCAAGTTCTTTGCAACCTCTTGTTTAGTTGCAATAACCAACACGTTATAATCTTCGTTGAATATCATACACCACAATGCATAACCTGCAACTAATGTAGATATACCTAATTGGCGGGATTTTAGAACAATGTTAAAACGATTATCTTTGAAATCATTTAATACATCTTCCTGAAAGTTATATAAATCAAATGGTATTTTCCCACGAACTGGGTGTTGTATTTTACAATACTTGCGCATGAAATAGACGGGGTCTTTAGCGCACTTTTTGTATTGCTCTCTTACTGCATCTTGCAGTGATTTTGTTTGATTGGCCATAATGCCTCCCTTATTATTTTAACTTTATTTTCCAATAAACACCACCACCTATGTATGGAACTATTTGGTTTCCACCATTAGTTGATTGTTGATTGGATATACCAATATTTAATTGATATATTTTATCTGTTTTAGTTTTAAGGATTACACCACCACCAACTGAATTACCAAAGTTTACTTTATCAAAAGCGCCATTCACACCAACATATACTTGATTTTTAGGTAGTTCTTTTACTATCTTTGTATCAGTAATTGTTCTTTCTTTAATTTGTGCGTTCCACTTTCTTCCGATGATTTTGTTTTTAGAAATTGTATCGGTTAGTTCAATAGTTCCTAACCCATTATCTAAAACTAATTTATCTTTATATAAAACCTTTGAATGATAATCTTTTAGTATTCTTTCCGTATCTGCCTTTATATAAACAGGCACTTTGGTTTCGTGTTCTTTTTCAACAATTGTTTCGTGGTATATATCCTTACCTTTTACATATTGTACTTTCGTATGCTCTACAATTACAGTATCAATTTTGTGTTTTAACAACTCATAGTTTTTACCATCTACATTTACGGTCTCCCCTACTTTACTATCTCCATTAGTACATTTGTACCATAAGATTCCGCAAGTTGCAAAAATCACAATCCATTTGATATTATTCTGTAAAAATGTTAGCATAATCTTCTTTTATTAGTTCCCAGCTATCATCTTTTATTTTTTGATAGCCAAGTATGTTTTCTTCTGCTTCGGCTATATCTTTTCTGATGTTAGCTTTTAATTCCTCAACATCGCCATCATATACCCATTTTTCAATCTTACCTTCGGCAGTTACAAATTCGTGTTCTTTGTCTGCTTCTACCAATGCATCTTTGAATTTTTTAATCAAATCTGTTAGGAACTCAATTTCATACCCAGCAATCTTCCACTTTTCGTATTCGTTCCAATTTCCGTTTACTCTAAACTTTTGTTCCTTTTCAGCTAAACAATCAATACAATAACCAGTCTTACGAATAAATTGTAAGTGTTTTTCGGTTTTTTTAATTGTTTTACACCCTTTGTTTTTACAAGTTGATAATGATTGAATATATTGTCTTACATCATCAAATTTAGATTTAACAATTTTAAATCCTTTTTGTTGTACCCAAGTTACACCATCACTATCTGTCCATTCATCCCCAACTTGTCTATCCTGTTTTTCAGCTCTCCAACCATGTGTATTTGTACCACCATTATCATTACCAAAAGCTACATCCAAAATCTTCTTTCTGGATGGGTGCATATACTTTTTACTCATATAACTTATTGTTTTGTTTTGTATATATAAATATATACTTTTTTAATTTTAGTAAAATATACCAAGCAACTGATTTAATGATGCAAATGCTCCAGTCATCTTAAATACATTACCTTTGTATGTAAATATAATTCCTTCGTTTGGAACTATCTTATCAAATCCACCAATTGAATTTAATCTTTCTAATTCCAATTTCATTTTTTCAATTTGAGCAGGAGTACCTTCTGCTTTAATTTTATCTATTGTTGCATCTAATCTTTTACGAATTACTTGTAGAGCTTCGTTTGGAGATGCCGTCAATACTGATTGCATAAATTGTAAAATTTCTGCACCTACGCCTAAAAAGATTTCTTCAAATTTCATTAGGTTTTCTTTTGCAATTTTATCTTTACTTTGTTTTTCAATACCATCAGCCCAAGTTCTTGCTTTTTCATCACCAATCAAATTGATACGAAATGATTTATCACCAAATGCCCATCTTTTTGTTAAACCTTCAATTTCTAATGGCTTCAAACCTTTACCACCTTTTTGTATAAAGTTTTTCCACCAAGCCTGATGGTAATCGGCTACACCAGCATTGTCTGGTAAACCAAATTCACTTTGTAATTTTGAAATCTTTGCAAGGAATTTACCTTTTTGTGAACTTAAATTTTCACTCTTTGGTAATTTTACAATAGGAGGTCCCTGAATTACATATTTAGATTGTATATGAGAGTTTACTTGCTTAATCATTCCAGCTAATATACTTTCAGCTCCTTTGATTTGTCCTACCGCATTTCCAGCTTCATTATATTCAACACAATTGTGGAATACCAATAGAGCCTGTCCGTATGGAATAACATTTACGGATGTTGGATAGATAACCTCTAAATTCATAAATGCTTTACCATTCATAAATATTTTATCCTTTTGAGCTTGCGATAATCCCCTAATAGCACTTTCCAAATCTTTCATAGCAAAGTTGTAAGCATCACTCAATGCTCCTCTACCAGCAAATTTTGCAGCCATACCAGATGCATCCAAAGCAGCTGCTCCTGCATTTGCCAAATGCCCTTTGTTTCTTGCTGCAATCAATCTACCATTTTTCCAACTGATTGCTAATGCTTGTCCATCGGTTTTTTCTCTAACAACTCCCAATGAACCATCTAATGCTTTTGAAACTATATCTTTTAAATCTTTAAATGTAAGATTTATATCCGTATCAAATGGATGATGCATGTGCCCATAAGCACCACCTTCCATTATTAAATTTTCTTTTATATTTTTAGCAAGTTCATATCCTCTATTTTGCTTATCTTTTTCATTTGGTTGATAACCAGGTTCTTTATCCGTTTTATCATCAAAATCATAAGTATCTAGCTCCGCACCATACCCAAAATCAGGAGCATACATTGAAGATTTGTGGTGTTGATTAAAATCCGCATCAGCCTTTCCATCCGGTTTATGATTTTTTGAATTTATTGCTTCAAATGCGCTATGTTTAACTTTGTACCACCCACCACCTGGTGCTCTAAATACTTTTGCGGGTATTCTAAATGTAGAACCAATCGGCAATTTACTAAAATACTTACTATCTATGTGAACTACTTTTGTAATAAACTCTCTTGTTTTATTATCAGCACCAACCAATTCAACTTCAATATTTACAGGTTGCCCACCAATTTTAATTTTACCACCAAAAATACCTCTTGCTATTTCTGTAAGTTTAGTTTCATTCAACCCACCCTTTGTAGTAATAACTTTTTGTTTTATTGCCTTTTCCGGTGGAGTTATTTTTTGTATAGTATGATTATGTTGTCCATTTTCATCACTATGATTCATTATTGGCATAGTACGATTTTTTACCTCATCGGGTAATTCATCACTTAAATGTCCAAATACTTCCCAACCTGGTAATTTATCCGTATAAAATTCTTGCTCATCGTAATCTTTCCAACTATCGTTGTGTTCTTTTCCTTTTACATTATCACCATCATGTGTACTAAATCCAAAAGATATTGCTCCAGCATTGTTTTCGGTTGTGTAAACGGGTGTTGATGATTTGAAATCATCTTTTCTCATTATAGTTTTAGCAATCAATTTGTTTGCTTGAACCATAAATGGAATGTTGATACCGGTTCTTTTATCTTTTACTACAAACTCTTTATATTGTTTGATAAATTCCAAAAACTTCTTTTTATTTCTTGCCAATCTCTTAAAGAAACCAGTTAGTTCTGCCGGTGATATTTCTTTACCATTACGAGGGTCATTTAATCTTTGAAAAAAATGGTCGGTTTCTTTTCCTAAAACAACATCTTCTGGAGATAATTGAGAGTCTGCGTATTTCTCAACCTTATCCATATCCACTTTTGCCATTTCTTTTAATCCAGCTGGCTTATCCCAATCTTTTTCACTAACCTTACCTTCTTCTCTATCTTTGTTATAATCATCAACTGCTTTATCCCATACTTTGGTTGGAATTTTACCATTTATGATATTATCAGCAAGTTGTAGAGTAAACCACTCAATATAAGCATCATCGGTTGTTTTCTCAACACCAGCGCTCAATACAGCTTTACCAACACCAAGCACACTAACTTCCAAAGCCATATGTTCTGCCAAATGAGTAGCCACATGCGATAATATAGTTACAACTCCCTCATTTGCCAATTCACTCAATTCTTCTTGATTAGATGCGGCAACAATACTTGCAATAGTCATACCAACTGCTTTACCAAATCCAATCATTGCTTTTTTCTGATGCTCATCTGGTTTTTGTCCTGTAAATACTGCTTTAAATCCTGCACCCGCAGTTTTTAATTCATGTCCCAAATGTTTAGCTTCTCTAGCTACACCCTTTACGATACCACTTGTTTTATCTGCAATCCATTTACCAAAGCTACGTCTTTCAGTTGATTGTGCTTTATGTGCTCCTCTGAAAAATTCCTTTTCTTTTTGGCTCCACTTTTTAATTTTTTGATTTAAATGCCTATGCAACACTTCTGGTTTATTTACCAAAGTAGATGCTACCTTTGAAGCGCTAGCCTTTGATTGTGGGTTTAATCCAGTATCTTTTGGTTTATCTCCACCTTTACCAAATGTAGGTCGTTGTGCTTTTTGTTTAACTTTTTGTAATTTTTGTCTATTTGAACCACCTTGTTTTGCAACTAACATCATAGCTGCTTTGTAAGCTGGGTGGTCTCTATCGTAGTTTAACGCTGAACTTACTTTAATATTTTCACCAGTCTTTGGATTTTTAATAGTTTGATTTAATATTTTTGAAGAGTATCCACTACCTTTTACAGATGCTTCTTTTACAATACCCTCACCATACCCAGTATATAATCCTAAATTTACTTGATTTACTTTATCACTCTTTGGAGATTGTTGTCCTTTTTCTATATTGCCAGGAACTTGTCTTTTATCCATCAACGCATGAACGTGAAGAACCCTCATTGCTTCTTGTCTTGCAAACTCTTTTCTATCTAGTTTAAGAGCATCTTTGATACGATATTTCTTACCAGTTGCCGGGTCAGCAATTTCCATATTCATTATGTTATCCCAATCTACCGCATCTGGTTCGTAGTTTATATCACCCTCAATAGTCATCAACTTATCGTAGTATTTAGGGTCTTCAAATATATGGTCTTTTGCAATCTCCGATGCTATTCGTATATTTGTGGTGTGTTCCATTTCTACATTCACACCTTTCTTAAACTCTTTCTTTATAGTATCTAAATCCACTTTATGTTTATCGGCAATTTGTGCTAATGTCATACCTTTTGATAATCCACCAGGTATATATTCTTTTGCTTCATTCAATTCTTTGTTTAACATTTGAAATACATCTTTATTGTATTTGCCAAAAAACTTTTGGAATTGCTTTTCTTTTTCATCTGCTGATAAATTGCTACGGAACATATTTCTTACATCAGTTGCACCAAATGAATTTGATGGAGTTTTAGAATATACATAACCCTTTGTCATATAACCTTCCATATCCTTACCATTGGTATATGGTTTGAAATATTGTCCACCTAATCTCATTGCATCCTTTTCTCCCAATGCTACAACTAATGCAGTAGTAGTTGAATCAAAATCACGAAGAATTTCTACCGGTTGGTATGGGTTTTTTACTTGAATGAATTTTGATGGGGAAACACCAAATACTTTAACAGCAATATCACGTTTCTCATTAAAAGAAAGTGGTGATTTACCAGAATCTTGTACATTTGATGATGCGATATAAACATTCTTTGCTCCAAATACCGAACAAAGGTGTTTGTATGTTTTGTAGTGCCCAGCGTGGAATGGTTGAAATCTTCCACCATATATTACTACCGTTTGCTTTACAGCTTCAGTCAGTAGGAAAGTTTCCACTAAATAGTTTGATAATTCATTCATATACTATAAATATATAATTTTTTATTAAATAGGTTTTCTAAACAAAGTATAGGTAGGTATATCATTTGAATAAAAATG